ATGATATAAAGTAGTAGATGCTCCACCATCTTAAACTCTCTTTCTATTCAGTACAGAATTTACAACTAGTGCCATACCAACAACACCTTCACCAGCAGCTTCTGCAAGTGCAAGTTGTTTTAGTAAAGTTCTATCATCAGCAGAAGATAAATCTACTTCGCCAGTAAGGTCCCCAATATCTCCAGTAGGATCAGGATCTCCTGGTCTTCTTTTATTTTTAGATTTTTTAGTAAAATCTAGATTGATAATATTGTTTAAAATGTCTGCAAGAATTTCACGAATACTATTGCCAGAATTATATCTTGCTTTCTTGGATTCTTCTGATGATTCTTTCTTTGCAATGATATTCAGAGTCTTACTTGTGCCAAGTATCTTTTCAAGTTCTGAATTAGAGGATTGTTTCTTTTGATCAATATTAAACCCACCTATTGTTCCGCCAATATCAGATGTAAATACATAATTACTTGACCCAAATTCTCTTCGATAAGGTGATAATAAACTAGATGCATATGGACGAATTGTTAATCCAATAGGTCCTAGAGAAGATATGACAGCATCAATTCCCCCAATCATTGAAGATGCAACTATTCCCATAGGAGCATTTAATATAGTTCCATCGTAAATTCTAGGCAGAGGAATAACTGCTTCTGGTCCTGCTTCACCAATAAGTGCTCTAGTTGGTTTTGTTACAATACCCCCAGTCGCTAATTTTGGCTCTTCTTTTTTTGAGAATGCATTTTTCAATAAATCATATAATGTTGATGCCGCCCAATCTCCAACTATTCCTCCTAATGCACCACCAATTATTGTGCCTGGACCAGGAAATACAGACCCAACAATTCCACCCAATCCCATTCCTAAAGTAGAACCAACAACTTTAACTAATGCCTTGTCTAATGGATCTCCCAATAAAAGATTAATCCCCAAATTCAATAATGGACCAACTATCGGAATGCCCGCAACTGTTTTTTTGGCTATTGCTTTTAGAGGAGCACCAACCAGTTTTGTTATGCCGCCGATAGCAGGAGCCGCAGCCTTAGCTAAAAATTTAAGACCATCTTTACCAAATACTTTTAAAATTGCTCTCGCAAGACTTTTAGATAATCCCCTTCTAAAAATATCGGTAGTTTTAGTTAATTTTTGTGCTAAATCTGCAGCACCTTTTGTTATTCCAGATTCTTTAAACGAATTAATTATTTGTCCAAATTTATCACCATTTTTGATAATAAATTTTAAATCTTTAATTATTTTTAACGGGTTTAATAAATAACGTATTCCAAAAAATCCTACAATTGCAGAAAACAATCCAAAAATTCTTTCTAATGCAGAACCTCCGAATAATAAACTATGCATTCCATTCAATAAATTATTGACACTTCCAGTAGTAAACCAATCTAAAAATTTAAAAATTCCAGATAATCCTTTTACTATATCTTGAATTTTAGATAGATTTTTTGGATCTCCAAACCACATCAAAGCTTTTAATTTTATGAATGTAAATAATAAATTCACAATTCCAAAAGAAACTAAGTCAGTACCTTTCTGTGCTAATTTTGATGATTTTTTATTGGATGAAATTCCTCGTCTAGTTTCTTGCTTATTTTCTTTGGATAGTATTTTTTTTCTATTTTCAAATTTATCTTTAATTGTTTGAAATTTTTTTTCTAATTTTAATCTATCTTTTTTATATTTCAATAGTGTTATTGAAGCACTACGAATTTTTGTAAGCTCATATAGCCTTTTAGATGCAGAAATAAAACTAGTTGTTTTAATTGGAGATATTACTTGCATGTTATGGTGCTATCGGATAGTTAATTAATGGATTTGGTGGAGTTGTATTTCCAAGTGCCGCAGTCATTGGCTGTGAAGTTGTTTGAGTAATAGTTTTATTTGGTTGTCCCAATGTAATAACATTGCCACCAGTTTTAGATTGGTTTCTAGATTGACTTTGAAGTTGTAAATTTTCTTTTTGAACTCTCTGTAAATTTCCAGATGATTGTGAAACAGTCTGGGTTATTTTTGGTGGTGTTGCTGGCTTTGGTGTTGAGGTTAATTCTTGATTGGCTGAAGGAGCATTTAACATCTTGAATAATTTTCCAAGACTTTCTGTAGCAGATGCTGCCATTTCTGCAGTAATTTCTGGTGAAGTATTTTCTGATGGTGAATGTGCGTCGGTGGCAGTGGATGTAGTTTGTCCACTAACAGAAGGAATAGCTTTTCCTGATGACCATGTAATTGGATCTATTTTTCCTCCCATGGTCCCATTCCAAGAACTACCAATTTCCCAATGTAAATGAGGACCACTACTTCTGCCCCCACCATGTTGATGTCCGCTCAGTGCAACTTGTTCACCTGCAGAAACTCGTTCACCTTGCTTCTTGACATACTGGCTCACATGCCCAAACAACGAATATGCCCCAGAAGTACTTTTAATAACCATAAAATTTCCCCATCCACCAGGATTCTTACCATTTTCTTTTACGGTTCCATCAAAAGGAGCTAGCAATGGAGTACCGACAGGCATAGGGATATCAGTTCCACCATGTTTACCAGACATCCTTCTACCAAGATGAATATTTTTAGAGTCTTCTGGTACTGGAACCCAACCTTCACCTAGTTTTAAAAACTTTTTAGCTGAATTTGTAGGTCCACCAGTTCCAAATCTAGGATATAATCCATAATTAATTTGATCAAGAACCTTTGGTCCCCCCATTCCATTAACTGCATTCTTATTCAATACGTATTCGTTTGGTTCCAATAGTGCAGGAATTTTATCTCCAATTCCTTGGCCAGGAACCGCACCAGAGGTAGAGGATCTGTCAAATATTGGGGACATGGCAGGGGCAGCAGATGGAGCCGCTGGAGAGCCTGCTGGGGCTGCTGGAGCTGGGGTAGCTGGTGGTCCATGTGGAGTGGTAGCTGGGGCAGTTTTCTGTTGCTTGCTAATTAAAGCACCCAATATATTTCCAAGCAATCCTTTAACAGTTGTATCTCTACTAGCATTAAAATCTTCACCTTTCTGTTGATTTATATTGATCTCTTGTTTTCCAAATAATTCTGCAACATCTCCCATTCCAGATGTTACCATCTCACCAACACCACCAACAAAGCCAGTCATTCCAGAAACCAATCCAGGTGGCAATCCAAACCCAGATGCAATATTAGAAATTAAAGGTTTTATAAATTGACCAATTCCAGGAATCTTTCCTACAGTAGATGAAATTAATGCTAATATTCCAGCTCCAATAATTTTAAATGGTAACGTCAATAATGTCATGAATTTAGGAATTACCTTATTGGTAGCTGCCTTGAATCCATCAATTCCAAATGATCCCAATTTGTCCAATGGAAGGATTGCCTCTGGGCCAGCTTCACCGACGATAGCCTCAGTTGGCTTTGTTACAATTCCGCCATTGGCAAGCATTGGAATGCCTTGGTCTTTTGCGATATCTCTACCAATTAAAGCTGCATCAATTCCAAGAGATGCAACAGTCCCCCAACCTGGAAGTAATCCTGCAACCCCAGATAAAACTTCACCGCCTGCACCTAACCAATCTCCTTTAGATATTCTATCTGCAGCAAAAAACGCACTTGAAACTGCACCAATAACAGGAAGTGCTTTTAAAATTGATTTTCCTGTAACTTTAGCTCCTCCTTTTGCAGCCGCTCCCATTCCTTTGGCAGCATCTACTCCCTTGGCAGCAGCAGTAACTCCTTTGGTAGCAGCATTAGCTCCATCATCAGCAATACCAGCTCCTTTTGCCGCATCAGATGCACCACCAGAGATTTGTTTCCCAGCTTGACCAAGTGCTTCATCTGCAGCAGCGGAAACTGCTGTTGGAATTAGATTTGTGAAAAAATTAATAACTCCATTGATTGCATTGGGAATTACTTGTGTAAAAAGATTCCCAATCATTTTTATATCAGAAATAATTTTAGTAGGATTTAATAACCATTTTAAAGTAAAAAATCCTGTTACCGCTTCTAAAAATCCAAATACTTTAGATACTCCATCACCATTAATTAATTTTGAAAATCCACTAAGAAGTCTGTCAACTCCAAATCCAATAATGGCGTTTAAAAATTTAAATATATTTCCGAACAAATTAACAAAGTCTTGGATTTTTTTAGTATTTTCAGGATTGCCAACCCATTGCAAAATTTTATATGCAATAAATGTTTTTATTAATCCTTTAAAAAAATTACCAATACCATCTAATAATTTGGCACCTTGTTTAATTACAGGTTTTTGTATACCGTCATTAGATTTTACTTTATTTTGTGGTTTTTCTTGAAGATTTTCCTCTTCTTTTGCTTGGCGTTTTTCTTCTGATAAAACAAAATCTTTAATTGAATCAGTTAAAAGTTCATAATGTCTTTTTTCAAGAGAGACTAAAGTTTCTAAAGATCTTCTAATATAACTTAATTCTTTTATTTCTTTTGTTTCTATAGCTTTTTTAGAAATTTCACTCTTTAGTGGTGGTGATTTTGTAGCAGAAAATACCGCACCAAACTTAGTTGGATCAACCAATGAAGATAGTTTTGATGTGGGATTTTTCTTTAAACTAAAAAGTGAAACTGCCATTTACTTACAACGATGTTGTTGTTTTATTTTTAAGATTCTCTTCTTCAATGTAATCTACCAACATTTGTACATATATCTCTCTTTCCCAGGGAAGCATATTTTCAATTTCCGAAAGAGCCCATTTATGATGTTGAAGTAATATAAAATTAATTCTGAAGAAATTTTCTAGCGACTCATGTGCTAGGGCTATGCGAAAAAAGACGCAAGACCCTCCAATACAACATCACTTTCAACATTAGTTACTGGGTTAGTAACTTTAACTGTATGAGATAATTTTGGCATAGTCTCAAAGAATTTTTGAATTAACAGAAACTGAGCCGTGTCTAAACTATCTAGAAAATCATTAATTTCCTTTTTGCTGAAACTCTTTGTTTCATATACATCTTCACCTTCTACAACCTGTTCAATACAAGATGCTGCAATTTCAAATACATCTTCAGTTTTTGCATTGGCAGTGAAGTTTGTTTTAACAAACATCTCCATGCTAGGATATTTCATTACAACAGAAATAGTATCATTCAATGAAATAATTCTAGAGTGGTCTTCAGATTTTTGAACTTTAATATCTTCAACATTGAGTTCAAGAGGAACTGTAGTTTCTCCATCATCTGGACATGTAATATTTAAATCAATCTGTTCTCCAACAGACTTTGCACGAATATTGAGAAACAAATACTCAATATCAAATACAGCAAGATCATCAACTTTAATTTTAGATACAATGCAATTCTTTAAAATAGTTTTTACTGCATTGATCATTTGATTTTCATCTTCAGATTCCATAGCCATGAGAAGAACTTTCTCTTCTTTTACTAGGAATGGTCTGTATTTAATTAGTTGATCAGTTGATGGTAAACGCAATTCATACGTCGGAGTTACAATTTTTGGTAAAGGCATAGTGAATACTATAATATAATCTAAAATTATTTAGGTAATGTCAGTCCAAGATTTTGTTATTCTGGTAGAGTTTTCTCCAGTCTGAGATGATGGTACTGCAAGTTCATATTCAAACGTAACCTGAACTTTTACCAATTGAGAGGATCCACTTGATAATGGTATTGCTGATATAGTTGTTGGGAATGCATTTCTCAATCTAACTGAGTATGTTGCAAATGGTTTACCAAATCCAGAAATATACTTAAGTCCAGAGTCTGGAATAATTTCATCAATATTATAGAAGTTAGATTGATAGTCTGTTTGAGCAGTTTTTAGTCTAGTATTTTTTC